TCTGCCTTTTTAGCAAAGGATGAAGATGTTATTATCTTGACAAGAAATGGTTATGGAATTAAGATAGCTTCTAAAGAAATCTCCGCTTCTGGACGTGTAACAATGGGTGTTAAGGGAATTACACTTGGTAAAGATGATGAAGTAGTATGTGCACTCCCGATTAGAGATTCGAATGATTCACTCGCGGTCTTCGCGGAAGCCGGAACAGCTAAGAAATTCCCGATTAAGGAAATCACTCTACAAAATCGTGGAGGTAAAGGACTTATTTATAGTAAGGAACCTGCGGCCGCCGCCTGTTTAATCTCTGATGGAGATACAGTGCTTGTAGTGGGAAATAAAAATTCGATTTGTATAAAAGCGGAAGATATTCCAGTAGGCCAAAGAACTACTATGGGTAATCAAATTATTAAAGGTAGTAAAGTTATCGGAGTGAGTAAAGTATGAATTTAAAAGATTTTTGTTTTTATAAAAATCAATTTGAAGAGCTAAAACAAATTGTAGAGCAATGCCCAATAACAATGGACCAAATCGTTTTATGTGCAGAATAGCTTGGCAAAATCGCGGAGTATGGTAAACTTGGGGTTTACTATCACATATTGTTCGATGGCGCTCACTCAACTTGAATAATTAAAAAATTTTTTATATAATAATCGTAGATTAAGGAGATAAAAATGCAGGATTTAATTAAAAGATTAAATGAAGCAACTAAGGCATATGACGAAGGTAACCCAATAATGTCAGACGCTGAATGGGATAGATTATATTTTGAATTAAAGGTTTTAGAAGAGAAGACTGGTATAATTTATCCCGATTCTCCTACTCAAACAATTAATTATGAGGTAGTAAACAAGCTTTCAAAAGTAAAACATAGTCATAAAATGCTATCTTTAGAAAAAACCAAGAACGTGGATGAAGTTGAGGCTTTTTTAGGCAATAATGATTATGTGGTTATGGCAAAATTAGATGGACTTACGTGCTCCCTGACCTACGAAAACGGAGAGTTGGTACTGGCAGAAACCAGAGGGAACGGAGTGGTAGGAGAAGATGTAACTCACAACGCAAAAGTTATATCTTCTATTCCACAAAAAATCAGTTATAAAGAAACTTTAATCGTTGATGGTGAAATTATATGTTTTGAGTCAGATTTTGTTGATTTTTCTCAAGATTATAAAAATCCACGCAATTTTGCGGCCGGGTCAATTAGACTTTTAGATGCCAAAGAGTGCGCTGGCCGCAAACTTTCTTTTATAGCTTGGGATATGATAAAGGGATATGACGAAGAAGATTTATTTACCAATAGATTAAATTTACTTCAAAATTTAGGATTTCAAACAGTACCTTGGATAAAAGAAAATCCGATTTATGCTATAGCAGACATGAAAGACTATTGTCAGCATAACAATTATCCAATAGATGGTGTCGTTTTTAAATTTGAAAGTGTAAAGTTTGGTAAATCTTTGGGAGAAACTTCACACCATTTTAAAAATGCCATTGCCTATAAGTTTGCTGACGATGAATATGAGACCGTTCTACGAGATATAGAATGGTCAATGGGAAGAACTGGAATTTTAACTCCTGTAGCAATTTTTGACCCAGTGGATATGGATGGTAGCTTAGTGTCTAGAGCAAATTTGCACAACATTAACATACTAACAGATATTCTTGGAGAACCTTATGTCGGACAAAAGATTTGGATAATCAAGAGTAATATGATTATTCCGCAGGTTATTAGGTCAGAGATAGTTAAAGAACATAATTCTACAATTCCATTTATTGCAAAATGTCCATGCTGCGGCGAACCAACCTCGATTATTGAATCGGACAGTGGAACTAAAGAACTATATTGTTCTAATCCATTGTGTAGTGGAAAGCTAATTAATAGATTAGACCACTATCTTGGTAAGAAGGGCTTGGACGCAAAAGGTATTTCAGAAGCAACCTTAGAAAAATTAATTGAATGGGGCTGGGTGTCCAATATCGAGGATATTTATAGTCTTTATTTATTTAAAGATGAATGGAAGAAAAAGCCCGGTTTTGGAGAAAAATCCGTTAATAATATTTTAGAAAGCATCAATAATAGTAAAACAACCACTCTTACTAAATTTATCACTGCTATTGGAATTCCACTGATTGGAAACGCAATGGCAAAAACCTTGTCTAATTATTTTAAAACATGGGAAGCGTTTAGAGAAGCGGTAAAAACTGGTTTTGATTTTTCTAAATTGGATGATTTTGGTCTTATTACTTCAGAAGCAATTTTAAATTTTGATTATACAGAAGCAGATAAACTTTATCTATATCTTAATCTTGAGATAGAAGATGTTCCAGTTTCTAATAAGTTAGAAGGCAAAAAGATTGCAATTACAGGAACACTTCATAATTTTAAAAATCGTTCGGAATTACAAGCTGTAATCGAACAAGCAGGGGGAAAAGTGGTCTCATCTGTTACAAAAAATACAAGTATTTTAATTAACAATGATACTGCGTCAGCCTCAAGCAAAAATATAACTGCCAAAAAACTGAATATTCCTATCATTACAGAAGAACAGTTTATGACGGATTATATTGACTAACAAAAAAATTTTTTATATAATAAAAATGTAAAAAATGAGGATGAAAAAAATTAAATGAAGAAAAAAGAGTTAAAGCAGTTAGCTCAAAAAATTGCTGATGCTGAATTAAACATTCAACGAAACGAAAACGTGGAAGAATCCAAAGAATTGATTATGAAACTAACAAGCCAAGTTGATTGGCAATATTTAGATTAGTTGGATGAATTAATTCAAACACTTCTTCACAAATCCGAAAATTAATTTTTTTACAAAAAACAAATATTTTATTTATTAAAAGGAGATTATGTAATTATGGCTATGAAGGAAAATTCTAAGAAGGTTCTAAATTATCTAAAGGGTATTAACGGTCAGGACGTGACTGCCGCAGACGTTGCTGAGGCTCTGGGTCTTGAGAAGCGTTCCGTTGATGGTATTTTTACCTCTGCTATTCAGCGCAAGGGTCTGGGTGTTCGCACCGAGGCAGAAATCGAGCTTCCTGATGGTAAGCACAAGGCTGTAAAGTTCCTGAGTCTAACCCCTGCGGGGATGGCTTTTGATCCCGACGCAGACGAAGAGTAATATAGAATTGTTAAAGGGGTAAGATATACGCTTACCCCTTTTATTTTTTTCACATGACTATATTATATATTTTACTAGGTCTAATAGCGGGTAGTCTTGGGGTATATCTGCTATTAAGGCCCAAATTAAAATTAACAGCTTAGAAAAATCTTGCTATTGAGTAGGAGAACCAAAAGCTTGAAATCGAAAATGCTAATTTAAATAGCATGAAGAAAGATAAAGAAGAGTTATTGCACTAGGCCGAAAAAGAATATCTTGCCATGGGTGCCAAAAGAGAGGAAATAAGAGAATCTCTTGAGAATCTAAAGGAGACGCAAACCAAGGCTGCTGACGATATTTTTGTTTTAGCGAGACAAAATGCTGAGTAGGCTTTTGATAACGAAGTTGAAAGAATTAATCAAGAGCTAGAAGCCAATAGAGAGCAAGCCGACAAAGAATACAAACAAACTTTAAAAGAGTTAGTTGAAGATTTTTCTAAAGAGGCTGCGGCCGCAGGTTTAGAGCTCTCTAAGCTCAGACAAGAGTTGGCAGAAACAAAGTCTATAGTAGATAGCGCGGTTGCCGACCGCAAACGAGCCGTCGAAATGGAAGAAAAAAGCGACTTTTATAAGCTATAGCTATCTCACGAAGATATATAGGAGATAGCTAAATTAAGAGAAGTATTACCCTATCTCCGGGACAAAGAGCCTTTAAATAAGGTTATCTATAAAGTATATTATGAAAAGCCATATACCGATTTGGTTGGCCGAGTATTAGGATAGGGTAAGCGCACTGGTATTTATAAAATTACCAATACTAAAAACGGTATGTGTTATGTGGGTCAAACCCTAAACGGACATGAGCGCTGGCGACAACATATAAAAAGAGGGGTTGGCGCAGAACCCGCAACTCGTAATAAATTATACCCGGCAATGCTTGAATTTGGCGTAGAAAATTTCACATTTGAATGGATTGAAGATTGTGATGCCGTTTTTCTTGACGAAAGAGAATAGTATTGGTAGGAATATTTTCATGCGAAGGACTTTGGATATAGCATAAAATGAAAAATAAATATTTTATACAAAGAGACAATACTTTTTACACAAAAATGACAAAAGATGAAATACTAGCATCTGTAGATATGGCAGATCCGATTTCATTTTTACCTATTCTAAAAGATATGAATTATCCCTATTGGGAAGATTAGTGGATGAAATTTCTTAAGAGGCACGGTCCAGAATCTAATATTATAGGGAGATATATCTCTTTAATGAGACTAAAAGGTTATAAAGGATATACTTGGGCTGATACGCCATTGATTGCAGCTTATCTAGAAAGACAAAAAGAAAATGAAAAAAAGAAGGTTGTATAGAAAATGATTAAAGTGTTTACTGTTAATGCAAACGGAAAAATTTCGCTTACAAAAGAGGAACTTCAAGACCTGCTAAATGAAGCCTATTGGGATGGCTTTTCCAATGGTAATAAAAGTACTACTTATACCTATTCTACTCCATCGCAACCCTACTACACTTGGACAACTGCCAATATGGGAATTGGCGATTCGACCTCTTATACTTTAACGACCAGCCAGGTGAATAATGGTGACAAATGAATTTTTTGAAGCCTTTGTATACGATACCTCGTTACCAAAAGCATATCATCAGGCTTTAACAATTCTTTAGCAAGCAGAAATTACCCCTTGTCCAGATTGGGATACTAACCAAAAAGAATGTTCTATGACTATGATAATAGAAAATCCTTTAGAAGAGCCCATGATAAGTAAGCTATCTTTTTGCGACCCAATGAGTCTAGAGCAGTATCGACAGGAAATGCTCGATGGTATTTTGGATTTTGAGGTGGATTATGGTAATTGGAGTTATACCTATCATATGCGTATGGTAGGATACCCTATTACTATCTTTGGTAAACCCGACTATCTTAATCAAATTCATTTTGTTATAGATGAGCTGTAGCGTAATCCATATTCGCGAAGAGCTGTTATAGATATTCGCAATAATGATGAAGACGCTTATAGTAACGATCCAGCATGTTTGCAACATATCCAGTTCTTTATTCGAGATAACAAGCTTCATATGAAAGTATTATTTCGTTCCAATGACGCTTGTAAAGCCACTTTTATGAACGCATTTGCTTTAATAATGTTGCAACAGAGAGTTGCAAATGAATTGGGTGTAGAAGTTGGTAGTTATACACATCGAGCAAATAGTTTTCATTGTTATGAGAAAGATTTCAAAATGCTAGACGGATATGTTGAACGTATAAAAACCGATCCCGATTCGCTATGCTATTCTTATCAAGATGACTGGAAGGAGCTTATGGAAGAAGCCCAACCCGCTATTAATGAAAAAGTAGATTCCCTAATGGCCAAAGACTTGCCTTTGTATTAAAAATTTGATATAATATATATAGAAAAAGTAAAGAAAGGTTATAAATATTATGTCAAAAAAACAAGTATTTATTGATTATGTTGCACAGCTCTTTGATGAAAGTCACGACGATATTCCAGAAGATGCTTGGGACTATTGGAAGGCTTTATTAGCGGAAAAGAGTACAGAAAAACCCCAATTCACTGATAATGGCAAGGTTATTTTAAAATTTTTAAAAGATAATGTTCAAATTGAAACATGGAAGTCAAAAGATATAGCCGAAGGTATTGGAATTTCTTCAAGAGGAGTTTCAGCGAGCGCTCGAAAGCTCGTAAACGATGGATATATTGATAAAGTAGGACAAGATCCGGTGTTTTATGTTTTGACAGAAAAAGGAAAAGAAGTTATATTTGAAGATTAAAAAGGAGATTAAATAAAAGATATGCGTAAGACTAAGAATACAACCTATATTGAAGGCTATATTTATGAGCACAAGCTTGAGGCTCGTGTGACAGGCGAAAATTCTAAGAATCCTGGCACTCCATTTATCATGGGCAACCTTGATATTGCTACTGATAATGCGATTACAAATATTGTAACCGTTCACTTTACTTATGTTACTCCCGTAACTTCTAAGGGCAATCCTAACGCCACTTACGAGGTATTGAAAGGAATTATTGATGGTAAGTACAAGACCGTCATGGGTAGTGGCAAGGAAGTTGCCAATAAGGTTCGTATTGACAGCGCCATTGGTCTTAATGAATTTTATTCTGATAGAAATGGCACAAGTGAACTCGTTTCTGTAAAGAGAAATGAGGGCGGCTTTGTTCATATTACCGACTCCCTCAAGGAAAATGAGAATGAGCGCAACACCTTTACTGCTGATATTGTAATTACTAACGTGTCTCGCGTGGAGGAGAATCCTGAGCGTAACATTACTGAACATTCTATTGTTCGTGGATGCGTTTTTGATTTTAGAAATTCTATTCTCCCCGTAGAGTTCGTAGTTCGTCATCCAGGAGCGATGAATTACTTTGAAAGCCTTGAAGCTACTTCTTCTCATCCTGTATTCACTCAGGTAAGTGGTGTTCAGGTTTCTCAGACCGTAAGTCGTTCCGTTGAAACCACAACCCCTTGGGGTGAGACTGTCGTTAAGACAATTCCCTCTTCTCGTAGAGAGTGGGTCATTACCAATGCTCTCACGGAGCCTTATGATTTTGGTAATGATAGTGAAGACTTGACTCCTGCTGAGCTTGTTAAGATGATGGGTCAGCGTGAGACTGATTTGGCAACCATTAAGAGCCGTCAGGATGAGTATAGAGCTTCTCGTGCGGCCGCCCCTGCGCCGACCGCAACTCCAGCCCAGGCAAGCTCTCAGGGTTTTAACTTTTAATGGAAGTATGTGTTGATTTAGAAGAGGTAAAAGGCTTTGTTACAAGCGAAGCCTTTACCCACTTCCTACTTTGGAACAGCGCAGATATGTCTATGGCTGCTTATATTTTCCAAACATTATTACATCAAATTGATATAGATATGGAGAAGTAGAATAATGGCAATTAATCTTTTAACAATTCAGCCTAATAAAGTGTCTCGTGACCTGAGCGGATATATCACCTACATCTATGGACCTCCTAAGGTCGGCAAAACTACTTTGTGTTCTAAATTTCCCGGAGCACTTCTATTAGCTTTTGAAAAAGGATATAATACAATTCCTGGTATTTTGGTTCAGCCCATTGAAAAGTGGTCAGAGGTTAAGGAAGTTATTAGGGAACTAAAGAAGAAGGAAGTTAAGGACGTATATAAGACGATTATTATTGATACCATTGACATAGCTGGTAGCCTGTGCGAAAAGTATGTGTGTAGTCAGCTGGGTATTGACAGTATCGGCGATGGCGGATGGACGAATAATGGCTGGTCTCGCTATAAGAAAGAATTTGAAGAGACTTTTAGAACGATAACTTTGCAGGGATATGCGCTTGTTTTTATCTCTCACAACCAAGAGAAAACCTTTAAGCGTAAGGATGGTACAGAGTATAACATGACTATACCAACCGCACAGAAGTCTATCAACAATATTGCGAAAGATATGGCAGACCTGTATTGTTACGCAGAACTTGATGAAGTTTCTAAAGAGCGTAAGTTGGTTATGCGTTCTTTGGATAACACAATTGAGTGTGGCAGTCGTTTTAAATATATGGCTAATGAGATTCCGCTTGACTATGACGCTCTTGTGAGAGCGGTCAACGAAGCAATTGACAAAGAAGCAAAAGAAAATAATAATCAATTTGTCACCAACGAGCGAGTGGTGGCGCCAGTGGAAGAGCAGTATAATTATGAAGAACTATTAACCGAATTTAATGATTATGTTACACCCCTAATGCAGAAAGACCCTCAGTATTATGGACCGCGTATTGTGTCTATTGTTGAGAAATATCTTGGCAAAGGGAAGAAAATCGCAGACTCTACTATTGACCAGGTTGATTTAATTTATCTTGTTGTTTCTGAGCTTAAAGCAGATTTGAAATAAGCCAGAGTTTATACTCTGGCTTATTTTTTATCGGAGTGATTTTATGGCAAAACATATAGTTATATGTAAATATTGCGGAGAAAAGTTTGATGCTAATAAAGAGCCTTATGTGATGGCTAGTTCAAGACGCTACGCTCACGCTAGTTGCGCGGCCGCCGCAGACGCATCAAAAACCCAAGAAGAACGAGATAAAGAAGCTTTAGAAGCCTATATTAAACAATTATTTAATATACCCAAACTAACGCCAAAAATTAATTAGCAAATAAAAACTTTTTCTGAAAAAAATGGATATTCTTATTCGGGTATGCTAAAATGTTTAATTTATTTCTTTGAAACACAAAAACATTCAATTGACCAAGCCAATGGAGGAATAGGAATTATCCCTTATATATGGGAGCAAGTTCAGCAATACTATTTTTCACTTTGGCTTATACAACAAAAGAATGAGAATAAAAATATTCAAGAGTTTAAACCTCGAGAAATTATCATTTCCATCCCACCACCGCCAAGAAAAATCAAAAAACGAAAATTATTTAGCTTTTTAGATAAGGAGAATGAAGAGTGAGCTCAAAATATGTTGATACTACAAGTATAATGTAGGTCATCGGCAACGTCTACAAGAATCCTTCTCTCCTGGATTAGACAGATAAATATGTAATTACAGATGAAGATTTTCCAGACCAATTCCATAAGATAGCTTTTGGTACTATTTTTAAATTGCATGAGCTTGGGGCGCAAAAGATTACTTTAAATGATATTGTAAATTTCTTATCAACTCGTCCAAAAAGTGAAGCTATCTTTAAGCAGCAAAAAGGCGAAGCGTGGTTTACCAAAATTATTGACTCTGTAATTCCCGAATCGTTTGATTATTATTATGATAGATTAAAGAAATTTTCACTGCTAAGGGCTTATGATAATTTTGGAATTGATGTTAGTGATATTTATGATATTGATAATATTCTAGATTCCAAAAAGAAGCAACAACAAGAAGATATTTTGGATAACTCTTCTTTAACGCAAATCGCAGATATGATAGACAGTAAAATAGATGCTATTCGTTTAAAATTTGTTGATGATTGTTATGAAGAAGCAGAACAAGCCGGTGAAGGAATTTTTGACCTAATAGAAAGTTTTAAATTTCGTCCAGAAGTAGGAGTACCTTTATATGGGCCTTTTATTAATACTGTGACGCGCGGAGCCAGGCTTAAAAAGTTCTACTTACGGAGCGCAGCGACCGGGGTTGGCAAGACGCGCAGTATGATTGCTGACGCCTGTTACATAGGTTGCGACCGAATATATGATGAATATGTTGGATGGATTAAAACCGGAGCCGCGCAGCCAACTCTATTTATAACAACAGAGCAGGAAAAAGAAGAAATCCAAACAATGATGTTAGCCTTTTTGTCAAATGTTAATGAAGAACATATCATTAATGGGCGATACGAAGGCGATGAAGATAATAGGGTATTAGAAGCAGCCAAGATATTATCCGAAAGTAAAATCTATATTGATGAACTACCGGATTTTTCATTGCAGGATATTGAAAATCATATTAAAAAGAATATTCGTGAACACGATGTACAATATGTTTTTCAAGACTACATACACACTTCTATGAAGATTCTTGAAGAAATTACTCGACGTAGCGGTGGTGTGCGTCTGAGAGAGGATAATATTCTATTTATGTTATCCAACAAACTTAAAGACTTATGTAATCAATATGGAATTTTTATAATGTCTGCTACTCAGCTCAACGGAGATTATGTCGATGCAGAAACCCCAGACCAGAATTTACTTCGTGGAGCCAAGGCTATTGCGGATAAAATTGATTATGGCGCTTTGTTACTACTTTCAAGAGAGCGTGATTACGAAGCTCTTGAACCCATATTATCAAAATCAACTTTTGAAAAACCAATTATTAAAATGTCTATTTACAAAAATAGACGAGGAAGATATAAGGGTATTTACCTTTGGTGTAAGGCCGATTTGGGCACTTGCCGCATACAACCCATGTTTGCAACCGGATGGGATTATGAATTAATTCAAATGGATGATGTAAAAATCGAATTAAAAGATGAAGCTCCTTGGGAGACAAAGAAAGGATAAAATCTAATGACAGTAAATAAGACAGGTTCTCTACATGAAAGAGTTGGAAGCGTAGAATATATCATGAATAGCGCAATGGCGGACGAAATTTTAAAAACTCGCAAGGGCGACGACAAAAAGCTGCGGCCGCAGGACTATTTAATCAAATATGTAAATGAGGATTGCGGACTGCTGAGAAATTGCACCAAAGTGACAGTGATTTAATTGTTAATTTTTGACAAGAAAGAAATTCGAGATAGTTTAACTCTTGAACAAGTTTATGAGCTTTTAGACCACTGGGGAGCTGAACCAGAATACTGCCCAACTGGTCTAATTGCTCGGACCATTTGTCACAATCCACCTAATGAGCCGGCTTCTCGCAAATTATATTATTATCAAAATACTACTTTATTCCAATGTTATAGTAATTGCGGATTATTTGATATTTTTGAACTAACAATCAAAGTAATGCAAATTCAGCATAACATCACATATGATTTAAATGAAGCGGTAAGATGGGTTGCTTAGTATTTTGGTTTTTCGGGCAAAGAAGAAAATATTGAAGAAATAAATTCATTAGAGGATTGGAATATTTTTGCCGGATATGATAGGATTTAGGATATATAGA